CGGCGAGTACGAGCGGAAGAACAGCACCCAGGTGGCCCAGCAGGTCATCCGGCCCACTGGTCTGCTGGATCCGCTCATCTCGGTGCGCCCCGTAGAGGGGCAGGTGACTGACCTTCTGGGCGAGATAAACGCTCGCATCGAGCGGCATGAGCGCGTCCTGGTCACGACGCTGACCAAGAAAATGGCCGAAGATCTGACGGATTACTTTACCGAACAGGGGATAAAGGTCAAGTATATGCACCACGAGGTGGACACCTTCGAGCGGATGGAAATCATCAAAGACCTCCGCCTCGGCACCATCGACGTGGTGGTGGGCATCAACCTGCTGCGTGAGGGCCTCGACTTGCCCGAGGTCAGCCTTGTGGCCATCCTCGACGCCGACAAAGAGGGCTTCCTCCGCAGCGAGACGAGCCTGATTCAGACCATCGGCCGCGCCGCCCGCAACGCGGAAGGTCTGGTCATCATGTACGCCGACGAGGTGACGGACAGCATGGACCGCGCCATCACCGAGACAGAACGCCGCCGCGCCATCCAGATGGCCTACAACGCTGAACACGGCATCGTCCCGAAGACCATCGTCAAGGCCATCCCGGATTCGATTGAGATCAGCGACAAGGCTGAGAATGCCAGGATGAACACCCGGCGGATGGGCAAGCTCGAGCGCGAAGCCGCCATTGACCGCCTGACCCGGGAGATGAAGGAAGCTGCCAAGCTGCTGGAATTTGAGCATGCGGCCTTCCTGCGCGACCAGATCGACCGCCTGCGCCGGGGCGAGAACCCCACCGTAGATTCCTCGGCAGAGACGGAGCGGAAGCAGAACCATGCACAGACACAGAGAAGAGGGAGAAAGTACCTTGGCAAACGATAAAATAGTCATCAAGGGTGCGCGGGAGCACAACGTGAATCTGACCCTCCCGCGTGAAAAATTCATCGTCATGACCGGCCTGTCCGGCTCGGGCAAGTCGAGCCTTGCTTTCGACACCATCTACGCCGACGGCCAGCGCCGCTATGTTGAGAGCCTGTCCAGCTACGCCCGGATGTTCCTTGGTCGGATGGACAAGCCCGATGTGGACGAGATCACCGGCCTGTCTCCGGCCATTTCCATCGACCAGAAGACCACCAGCCACAACCCCCGCTCCACCGTGGGTACCGTGACGGAAATTTACGATTATCTGCGCCTTTTGTACGCCCGCGTGGGCGTGCCGCACTGCCCGGTGTGTGGGCGGGTCATCAGCCAGCAGAGCGTGGATGAGATGGTGGACGCTGTGCTCAAGCTGGAAGAGGGGACGAAGTTCCAGGTCCTCGCGCCTGTCGTCCGTCAGCGCAAAGGCACCCAGCAGAAAGAGCTGGACGCCGCCCGCCGCGCCGGTTACGCCCGCGTAAAAATCGACGGCAACCTGTATGATCTGGACGAGGAGATCAGTCTGGAAAAGAACATCAAGCATACGGTGGAGATCGTGGTGGACCGTCTTGCCTTGCGCAAGGGCATCCGCAGCCGTCTGGCAGACTCGCTGGAGACCGCGCTGGCGCTCACCGGCGGCGTAGCCGAGGTGGACGTCATCGGCGGCGAGTGCATGACCTTCAGCCAGAACTTTGCCTGCCCGGAGCACGGCATTTCCATCAGCGACCTGTCGCCCCGGCTCTTCTCCTTCAATAACCCGCTGGGTGCCTGCGAAAAATGCACCGGCCTTGGCACCTTTATGCGGGTGGATGAGGAGCGCATCCTGCCCAACCGCAGCCTTTCCATCCGGGAGGGTGCCATCAAGGCCAGCGGCTGGTACTACGCCGAAGGTTCGGTGAGCGAGATGTACTACCTTGGTCTTGGCAAAAAATACGGCTTTACGCTGGATACGCCTATCAAGGAGATGAGCACCGAGGCGGTGAACGCCCTGCTCTACGGCACCAACGGTGAAAAGATCGAGATGCACCGCACCAACGAGTTCGGCAGCGGGGTGTACTACAACACCTTCGAGGGCATCGTGGAAAATCTGGAGCGCCGCTTCCGCGAGACGAGCAGCGAGTGGATGAAGGAGGAAATCGGCAGCTTTATGTCCGGCGTGGAGTGTCCGGACTGCCACGGACAGCGCCTGAAGCCGGTGGTGCTTGCCGTGACCATCGGGGACAAGAACATCAGCCAGTTCTGCGAGATGTCCATCCGGGACGAGCTGGAATTTATCCGGCAAAACGAGCCGAACCTCACCAAAAAGCAGCAGCAGATCGGCGGCCAGATCATGAAGGAGATCAAAAACCGCCTGCAATTTTTGCAAAGCGTGGGTCTGGATTACCTCACGCTGGCCCGGGCGGCGGGTACGCTGTCCGGCGGCGAGAGCCAGCGCATCCGCCTGACCACCCAGATCGGCAGCGCCCTGTCCGGCGTGCTCTATGTGCTGGACGAGCCCTCCATCGGCCTGCACCAGCGGGACAACGATAAGCTCATTGCCACCCTGAAAAACCTGCGGGATCTGGGCAACACGGTCATCGTGGTAGAGCACGACGAGGACACCATGCGCAGCGCGGATTATATCGTGGACGTAGGCCCCGGTGCTGGTGTGCACGGCGGCGAGATCGTAGCCGCAGGCAGCGTAAAGGATATCTGCAAGGCCAAGCGCAGCATTACCGGCGACTACCTCTCCGGCCGCAAGCGCATTGCCGTGCCCCAGACCCGCCGCACCGGCAACGGCCACTGCCTGACCGTAAAGGGCGCACGGGAAAACAACCTGCGCAATATCGATGTCAGCTTCCCGCTGGGGGAGTTCATCTGTGTCACCGGCATTTCCGGCTCGGGCAAGTCCAGTCTCATCAACGAGATCCTGTACAAAACGCTGGCCAGCGAGCTGAACGGTGCCCGCTCCCGTGCCGGCAAGTGCGATGGGGTAGAGGGACTGGAGTTCGTGGATAAGGTCATCGGCATCGACCAGCAGCCCATCGGCCGCACCCCGCGCTCCAA